GAGGTAAAATTGGGTAAACCAATGGCAGGGGATGTTAAGAAATTTAAAGTTTATGTAAAAAATCCAGCAGGAAATGTTGTTAAAGTAAACTTTGGACATGGTGGTTCATCTGCAGCATCTAAAGGTGAAAAAACAATGAGAATACGAAAATCCAACCCTGCTGCTAGAAAATCATTTAGAGCAAGACATAATTGCGACCAACCTGGACCAAGACACAAAGCAAGATATTGGTCATGTAGAAAGTGGTAAAATTTGGAAATTCCAAAAATTTTACTTATCTTTATAAATTAATATAAAATAAAAATGGCAGATAAATCAATATTCGGTAGGTTACAAAAATTATTTTCAACAAACACCATAGTTAGGCAAACGTCTAAAGGAATTAAAGTCATAGATACTGATGAATATCAGAATATGACAACAAACCTTATAGACCGTTATTCACGTCTAAAGGTGACAAACTATGGAGCTGGATTAGGAGGATTGGAATCTGCAATGGCTTATCAGCAAGTAAGAATAGATTTATTCAGAGATTACGATTCAATGGATATGGACCCGATTCTATCATCAGCATTGGATATTTATTCAGATGAATGTACTGCAAAAAATGAACATGGTAATATTTTAAAAATACATCATGAAGATGATAATATTAAGCAGATTTTAGAAAATTTATTTTACGATATTCTTAATATTGAATTTAATTTATGGCCTTGGACAAGAAATTTAGTTAAATATGGTGATTTCTATTTACAATTAGAAATGGCTGAAAATTTGGGTATTATAAACGTTATGCCAATGTCTACTTATGAAATGAGTAGAGTTGAAGGATTTGATGAAACAAACCCACAACGAGTTAAATTTATATATGCACCATATCAGAATCCAAATAGTTCGTATTCTGGTCAATCTGCAAAAAAAGAATATGAGAACTATGAAATAGCTCACTTCCGTTTAAATTCAGATGCAAACTTTTTACCTTACGGAAAATCAATGATTGAAGGTGGTAGACGAGTTTGGAAGCAATTACAATTGATGGAAGATGCAATGTTGATTCATAGAGTAATGAGAGCACCTGAAAAGAGAATCTTTAAGGTAGATGTTGGTAATATCCCACCAAACGAAGTGGATAACTACATGCAAAAAATTATAAACTCATCTAAAAAAGTTCCTTTCGTTGATGAAAGAACCGGTGAGTATAACTTAAAATACAATGTTCAAAACCTTATTGAAGATTATTATATGCCAGTTCGTGGTAGTGATAATGGTACATCTATTGATACCCTAAAAGGTTTAGAATATAATATGATTGATGATATTAACTACTTAAAAGGTAAGTTAATGGCGGCATTGAAAATTCCAAAAGCATTTTTAGGATACGAAGAAGATACGAATGGTAAAGCAACTCTTGCAGCTATGGATATCCGTTTTGCTAAAACTATTGAAAGAGTTCAAAAAGTTTTAATATCAGAATTAACTAAGATTGCAATCGTTCACTTATATGCACAAGGTATAGATGATGATAGATTGACTAACTTTACATTGGAATTAACTACTCCATCTAAAATTTATGAGCAAGAGCAAGTTGAATTATTTACTTCTAAAGTAGCTCTAATTCAACAAATGCAACAAACAAAGATGTTCTCTAAAGAATGGATGTATGATTCAGTTATGAAGATGGCAAAAGATGAGCAAGATGAATTAACTTTGGCTGTATTAGAAGATACAAAACAAATGTTTAGATTAACATCAATAGAAACGCAAGGTGTAGACCCTGCAAAAGAAACAGGAACAAACGGCCCAACAAATGTAGAAGAAGAATTAACTAGATTGAATTCGGAATTAGATGAGGAAGGACAAGTTGGTAGACCAAAAGACCCGGTTAGATATGGTAAAGATGACCATCCTGAAGGAAGAGACCCTTTAGGAATAAAAACTCTTAAACAAAAAGAAGGTTCTGTCCCTTATAAACCAAGAAAGAGCTCATATTTTGAAATATTTAAAGATATGAATGGTAATAAAAAAACTATTTTGACAGAAGATTTAACAAAAGAGTAGTATTCTTATAGAAAAATATATTTATATCTGACAAATTATACAAATTGATGAAAAAAATAAAACATTCAAAGTTTAAAAATACTGGATTTATATTTGAATTATTGGTAAGACAAATCACTTCGGAGATTATGTCAAATGATAAATCAGTAGCAGAAAAGATTTTGAAAGAGCATTTCAATGGTAAAAAAGAATTATCAAAAGAATTAAAATTGTATCAGTATCTTATTAATGAAAGATATAATTCTGAATCAAAAGCAGAACAATTTATTAATACAATTTTAGAAGCTCGTAAAAGATTAGACGAGAAAAAACTTACAAAAGAAAAATATAATCTTATTAAAGAGATTAAAGAAACTTATAATTTAGATGAATTTATTAAATCATCTATTTCAAATTATAAAACATTAGCATCTATCTATAAGATATTTGAAACGGTGGTGACGGATGAACAATACGACCCAACGGATATCGTATCATCTCGTTTTACAATTGCGGAAAATATTATCAACTCTTCTATTCAAAACAAAGATATAAAAATAAAAGATGCAGTTTTAGAAGAATATAGAAAGCAAGATGGTGATTTAAGAGCAGTTTCTTATAAATTATTAGTTGAATCATTTAATAAAAAATATAATAATCTTACAACCGAACAAAAAGGATTATTGAAAGAATATATCAATAATATCAACAATACAGGTAAATTAAGTGAATATGTTTCAAACGAAGTAACCAAATTGGTAGAAGGATTAAAAGAAGTTGGTTCTAAAATTTCTGACAAGGTTACAAAAATCAAATTAGCAGAAACAATAGTTAATATTAGAAAAATAAAAAGTGTTAAGAAAATTAAAGAACAACATTTATCAGCAATGATGATGACTTACGAATTATTAAATGAATTAAAAGAATCAATAAAAAAATAAAAAATGTCAAATTATAGAATTTATAAAGTAGAAACATTTACATCATCGAGTGTAACTGGTTCGGTATCCGGAAAAGCTTGGGGTGTTATGAAAGACCACACTGCAACTTTGGGAGGAATTGTAATGGAAGGTGGTGGAACATTGATTGGTTCACATATGACTGTGGGTCAAGTATATCCTTGTTATCCACGACAAATTAGTTGTTCAACTGGTTCATTTAGTATTTTTTCATAAACTAATTAGATATGCCAGCACAATCAAAAGCACAACAAAGATTTATGGGAATGGTTCATTCGGCTCAAAAAGGTGATATGGAAAATCCATCTCCGGAAGTCGAAAAAGCAGCTGATTCAATGTCTGACAAAGATGCTAAAGATTTTGCATCAACAAAGCACGCTGGTTTACCAGACCACGTTAAAGAATATATTCTTAAAGAAGTTAGGGGAGTTAAAACAATATATAAAGATTATTCGGAAGTTTTAGACCAAATTCAAAAACATTTGGATTTATACAAACAAACAAAAGGAACTCCAGCTGAAAAGCAACACATCCAACAATTAAAGCAACTTAACGATAAGAAGAAAGCATTGGCAAACGAATTAGACCAAAAGGTTAGTGGTTTGTATAAAGATGCCGAATTAAAGGTTGATGAAATGAATGTTACTGGTAATGTTGATGGATATGCTACTCCATTTGCATTTAGTGGTAAGGATGATGAAAAAACTAAAGGTAAAAAACAAGCTGATTTAACAGGATATACTGTAGTTAAAGAAAATCGTTGGTTGGAATTAAAAAATGAAGAATCAACTGCTCAATCAAAAATAGGTAGAGGTATATCTAATATCAATAAACAATTAAGAGAAATGGAAAGATTTCTTAATTGGTATGGTAAGATTAAGAACGAAAGTGGAGTAAATAATAAAACTTATTGGAAAAGAACAAATAGTCATATTTATAGTATAAAGGAACGATTATTAAAATTAGACCAAAAAATTAGACAAATTTCAGAATAATGAAGCTATCTCAATTAAAAGAACTTGTTAAGCAAGTAGTGAAAGAAGAACACGATTATCAACAACTTTTTAAACATATGTTAGATAAAACTGGTAAGTCAATTACTGATATGTCTGATGAAGATAAAAAGAAATTCTTTAACGCCGTAGATACTGCATACAAAGCAAAATCTGAAGGTAGACTAACAGGATACAACGAAGCTGAACTAACTGCAGGACAAAAGAAAATTGATGTAGATGGTGATGGTGAGATTGAAGGTTCGGATTTAGCAGCATTAAGAGCTAAAAACGAATCGGTGAAAAAAAAAAGGTAAATGAAAATTTAGCAATTGATATAGTATCCGCTTTAAGTGGGTTTATTATTGCTAAAATTATTTTTTATTATATGGTCGATTTGGTTGATAAAGGTATGAAATACTTTACGGCTAAAAAAGATTATAAAGAACCGGTTGAAAAAATATTAAATACTGTATCAAATGATGAAAATTTCATAGATAAGGTATCTGATATGGTTGATACGAAAAGAGGAATTGATAACATAACGGCTGATAAAATAGTTAAATCTCCATTTATTCAGAATTTAATTTCTAAAAATGTTGGTGATTTAGATAAAACGGAATTAGAAAACCAATTAAAAACTATATTTTTAAAGTCTTGGGCAGATAAATCAATTACTGATAAGGCGATAGAAAAAGTTAAAAAAGATATAAAGTAAGATGAATAAAGGATTATTGATAGAAACCCATTTGTTTGAAGCAAAACTTCAACAAGAAGAAAATGGAACTTATTTAGTTAAGGGAATCCTACAAAGAGCAGGTGCTCCTAACCAAAATAATAGAAGATATCCTAAAGATATTTTAGAAAGAGAGTGTAACAAATATCAACAACTTATTAAAGAAAGAAGAGCATTGGGTGAATTA